AGGCCGTTAGTGTTGTAAGCTGCCAGCGCGTTGAGCGTGGCATCTAGTGCGACGGTAGTCTTAGATACGCCATCATCGCTTGCAGTAATACCTGCGCCAGTAAAATTGATTATGTCGCGTTGTGTTAGCGAAGAGCCCTCTTCTTGGATTGTGTCATATGCTTGAGCTACTCCGCCGCTAGCAGTTTGCCAGCTCACAGCTGCTCCATCTGTTTGCAAAACTTTGCCGTTCTGCCCAGTCTGATCAGGAACAATTGAATCAATCGATAGCGAGGCCTCTAGGTTAGCGAATGTAATCTTTCTACTTACTGGCGAGGCTCCCGGACTGTCTACGATATAGAGCACGTCATCAGCAGATGCAGTAGTCAGTGAGGGGAAGTCTGTTATTTTTGTGCCCATAAATTACTCTAGAGTAAACGTATCACCATTTTCAGCAAGCAGCCCATCGCCGCTTTCTAATAGTAGCCCATCTGACACTACTGGTACTGAAGCCTCTTCTATTAAATAGTCACCGTCCTCTGCTAGTAGTGCATCACCGTCTTCCGCTAGTAGTGCGTCAGTAGGTTCAGAGCTACTCACTAGAAACTGCTGTATTGCAATGGTACTTGTCCCGCTCGCAGTGATGGCATAGACAGCATGCTGATTATAGCTGAGCAAATCCATTTCCCAACGGTCAGATGCGAAAATACTCAGGCCACTAGTCGCGATTGCATCAGTGCCAAAAGCTAGAGCCACTCTATCCGAGCTGAGATTAGTGATAATTAGCCCACGCCTGCTTGTGTTTGCTGCGAGCACCAGAGCCGAGGTCGTGGTCACGCTTGCGGTTCTCGGTACGTCAGCAATTAGCTCAGGGCACGTAGTAACTAAAGGATTTGCTTGTACCCCAGTCGCTGCAGTTTCCCCCGCGGTCGCATCCGCTAACTTGAGGTATTGATATTGCGCGCTGCTAATTGTCTCCGCTGCAACTCGGTACGTTGGCAATAGCTGCGAGTTATAGACTTCGACCGTCATTAATCACCGTCGATTGTAAGAGTCGCGTTGCCTAAATCGTCTCGCGTAATTCTTCCTGTGCGCTTCTGCGGCTTGCTGGCGTCTACCTGAATATTGATAGGCGGCATCTGGCTAACGGCTAGCTCTTTTTCGCGCATCTGTTGATCGAGCGCTAATCGTCGCTCTTCTAACAGCTTCTCATAGCCATCTAGCTGCGCCTTGTACTTCTCAACCTCAAGCTTTTCAGCGGCTAGCATCTGCTTCACACCCTCAGCTTGCGCCTTGATAGCTGCTTCGGCTTCTGTGGTCTGAATGCTTGAGCCGATTTCTTGGGCTCTTAGGTCTAGCTCCTGTAGGCGTACCATTGAATCGATTTGGTGCTTGCTATGCTCTAGCTTTAGGCGTTCGACTTCGAGCGCTGTTGTTTGCTGGTTGGCGCGCATGTCGATTTGCGTCTTGAGCGCTTCGATTTGCGCTGTGGTGCTTGCCTTCTTTAGCTCCATTTGGGCTTGCATCTGCTTGGTCTGCATTTCCATTTGGGCTATTTGTAAATCAGTCTGTGCTTTGATTTGTGCGGGGTCAGGCGGCTGCTGTGCTTGCGCTGCTTGCTTCTGCTGCGCCGCTTGCGTAATAGCCTGGTAGGTCGTTGCAATGATGGGCTCTAGCTCTTTGCCTGACTTATAGGACTTGATGGCGTATTTAAGCAGCTCTAGCCCGAGCGGCGCTATCATTGGGTATTCTTGCACAAGCGGGACTAGCTCTTGCATGTAGCCACCGGCAGACTTGAGCAGGTTGATACGCTCTTCTTTCTCGCCGCGCTCGTCTAGCGCCATCAGGGCATCGCTTGCTATCTGAATGCGGAAGTTCTTGCCGGGCGTTGTCTTGATGAACTGCATTACTTGCTCGACGGTCACGCCTTGAGGCATGCGAGTAAGCAAGTCCTCAGCGCCTGCCATATCGAGCAATCGTTCTGGGCTGAATTGCTGACAAAGCAGCTCGCCGAACTTACTGATACCTGCGCTCATGAACTCAGCGAATTGAATCTGCCGCGACTTGAGGCCAAGCGATGAAAAGTCAGCCTTGAGCTTGACCGCTGTTGCTGTCTGCTCGGGCTCCGATTGCCCGCGTAGTATGTCGCTGGCTTTGGTCATCTCATAGAGCTGCTGCAATGCCTGCTCACGAGCTTGAATTAGTACTTGCAGCGCTTCGACGTATGGGCCGACTGGTAGCATGCCTATGAGGCCGTCGAAGCTGATATTACCTGAGCTTGATTGAGGCCAGTGTTTGGCTGGCTTTAGCATCAAATCACCCACAAATAGCTCTTCTATGATAGAGCCGAGCGCGGGGTCATATACGCCGTTAGAACGAATAGCGCGTAGTGTACCGAATATGCGCGTGGTGAGCTGCTCCGCTAGCATTATTTGGTCACGAGCAAATGAGTAATCTGATACTGGGATTGTGCTGCTTGGAGTGCAGCCCATGTCTAGCGTTTCGCAGGGGTAAAAGCCCTGATAGCTGATAGGCGCTGATTGCGATTCTAAGAATTTCTTCTCGCCGTCTAGTTGTGCGTAGTAGACTTTACCAGACTCTTCGCACCAAATCTCATAAATCTCGGCTTTGCCCTCGTACTCGCTCGAATCATTGCGCGAGCGTTTTACATCGTCGTGGTCTGGAAAGGCGTTGTACTTGAGGCCGTCGGCAGCGTCTTTGCCGAACTTAGCCTCAACCTTTTCGCGTGCCATAAAAGCACGTCTACTTTTCCATTCTATTTCGTCTCGCGTGCGTGCGCAGCCTTGGAAATAGTCGGTGTGGTGGACGTGCTCTATAATAGCTTTTTCGCCTACTTTTTCTTGGACTTTTTCGAAGCTGAAGATTTGACCGCCTTCTTCTTCAATAATGTCTTGCCCTTCATATTCTTTCCCATCTTCGTATGTGTATAAACCGCTTTCAGCGTTATGCCTCAGCGGAAACTTCTGTGCTGTTTCTTCGATATCTGAAGAGTATCGAACCCACAACACACTCCGACCCACTAGTAGAAACGACATGGCCGATTCTAGTGCTAGCTTGTCAAAATCCATGAATTCATCGAGGCCTGTCTGAGTGAATGACTCGACCATTAGCGCAGAAAATTGCGCGAGTCCCGTGCCTTTGTACTTGCGCAGCTCGCACTCAGCTTTAGGAGGACGCGAATAGTACGCTGGAACCAGCGTTTGAACTATGTACTTCCAAACGTTGATGCGGCGCTCTACATCGTCCCACTTCTTGAGGCCGTCATAGACAGATTGCGACTCTTTGGCGTCATCAAAGAAGCGCTGATTCTTCTCTTTGGTGCGCCCAATCTCTTTGGCCCAGTATTCGACGGTGTATTTCTCTTTCATAGGCGCGGACGATTAGAGTGGGCACGTTTTTGCTTGACGTAGGCTGCAATAGGTACGCGGGCTAGTCTAACCTCTTGGGGTGGAGCTGTCCACGTAGGATCTACAACACGCGCCTTGCATAGGTAGCGTAGGGCGTCCACACCGTGATCGGGTGCTGTTGTATCACAGTCCGCCGCGTTGCGCTTGTCTATTGGTAGCGCTCGCAGCTGTTGAATGACGTACGGGCACGAGCTGAAAAAGTAAATCAGGTCATTAGATAGCCGCATACGAATCTGTGACCAGCCCGAGAGCCTGTGATTGTCCGCTCTGTGCATTGGGTAACCGTTAGCCTCGAACTCATCATGTACTGATGGGCCGCCCTTGTTGGCCCAGATGCTTGGGTCAGCGAATACGCTAGCTGCTGGCTCTAGGCTAGATAGCTCGCGAAACGTGCGGGCTTGGTCTACGTTACTCACTAGCCTGCCGTGTGACTCGCGGTAAATGATGATTGCGCCTTGGCGGTAGGGTACTGCGTTGCCGTTATCGTCTTTGCCAGATGATACGGCTCCCCAGACGTGGGCGAAGTCGCTGTGAAATCCCCAGTCATACCCACCGTAGCGTGGCCAATGCTTCGGTATCTCGAACGGCTGGATTATGTGCCTGTCTGATAGCTCAGGAAAGAACGCGCCTTCGATGCGGACCTGCCAGTCACCGTCGAGCCAAGCGCGGACTAGTTGCGGGCTGCCTACTAGGTATAAGCGATTGATATACTCGGGGTCGTTCTTGAGTAGCAGCTGATTATCTTTGACGCGTGCGGGTATGTATACGCGATAGTGTTTGGTGCCGTTAGGTAGTGTAACCGTGATTATCTTTAGGCCACCAGGTGCAGGCTCGATGAAGCGCTCATATAGCCACGTATGCCCAGGACCGCCTGGATTGGCGTCTAGTAGTAGCTGGCACGGTACGCCATGCTTAGAGCGTAGAGCGCCCCAGAGTTTATCTATTGGCGCGGGGTCTGAGTAGTTGCCACATTCCGCAACACAGCAATCTGATAAATTCTGCCCCTGGTACTTTCGCGCATCATCCTCTGACTCTAATGGTCTAAATCGTAGTATGCCACCGCCAGGCATTTGAAATTGGCGTTTTTGTTCTTGCCAAACACCACCGGCACGCAAATATATTTCCTTAGCCTCTTCGATTACATCATCGGCCTGGGGCATCTCTTGGCGGAAATATACGCCGTTAAAGTGTGATTTGTATTGCAGAGCTTTAACAAGGTACTTACCCAGCTCGCCCTGAGTTTTGCCGCCACCGCGAGCGCCGCCGATTAGGATTTCAGGGACCGGACACGAGATCAAGTATGTCTGAGGTCCCGGTTGTGGTTGCCAGATTATCTGCTCCGGTGTCGGCATCTGCGCTGATGGCGTCATTTTGTTGCTGCTCAATTGATCTACGTTGCTCTATTAGCCCGATAGCCTCAGCCCATAGCTCTTGAGATATTGGCGCGGCTCCTACTACCAGCGGGCCGTTGTTGGTTGATACGTCGATTGTCTTGTTTTCTTGCGGTTTGCCGTAAGCGCGGTTAAGGATTTCAGCGCCTGCTCTGCAGCGCGTTTCCCAATCGTCAGCCTCACGCATGCAACGCAGAAACATCAGCATTGCCTCGGTTGAAGCTTTGCGTGCGACCTCTAGGTACTCAGGGTAGGGCTTCGGCGGTCTGCCGTTAGGATTTCCAGATTTTCCTGGTACCCACTTACTATTGAGATGCGCGTTAGGATTCGCCATTTAGAACATAGTGTTATATTGCTGTTGTTTTGCAACGTAGCGAATATATTATACTATTATTATTGATTGTATCGTGTATTGACATAAATACGCAAGCCCTAAATATTTATTATCACATTGCTGCATATTCCTCTTGCGTGTACCCATCATATTGATGTATAAATGGGGTAGTCAATCACTATAGGAGACCATGACCATGCGAGACACCAAAGCCATAGCCCAGAAGATCGTAGCAGCACTAGAGCAAGACAATCGCGAGGCCAAGCGTCACTTTAGCGAGCGCGTTGAGGACAAGCAGCGTAAGCGCAAACTATTGGCAGAGCTAGAACAAGTATTGAGGGGGGCACTATGAGGGAAGCACTAGCAAAATCTCAAAGAATTGCGGAGTTATTGGTGCTCTGCGCCGAATCAGATGCCCTTTTTAAAGGATTTATCGAGGGCTGGTCCCCTGAACTATACCGAGGTGAGATAAAAGAATGGCTTTTTAGATATAGCAACCTGATCGAGAAACTACAGCACTACGAGCCGGAGTTAATGCAAGAATTTGAGGGGAAACTATGACCACCGAAATTAAAACAGAGAGCCTAAGTAGTGGCGTAGTTCTACCCAAACCACACGAGGTTGGTAAGCGTGTTTGCGTCATCAGGCCGACAGAGAACGCTATTTGCGTACATCCCGATCCTGAACATCCTGAGTTATATATATTGCTACCTGTGGGGATAGAAATTGAGGTTACACATGACACGTATCTAGTTAGTCAGAAAACAGGGGAGCTGACTACAGCTGTAGTTATCAGAATTTGTGGAGGATTTGAATCATGACCACCGAAACACCCACCAAACAGCAACTATTAGAGCGTGAATTGTCCGCCACGCTATTTTTGCAGGCTTTAGACCTATTAGAAGCAGCCAACGAGCTAATAGATGATCCAGAATACAAACGCCGATATAGGATTTTTTTGCGGGCTGTTATGGAATTTATAAAAGAGGAATCATGAACGAAACCCCAGCCCAACGCCGCACGCGCTTGATTGAGCAGTATCTTCTAAGGATAACAATCAAGGCCGAAGATCCAGAACTATTAGTAATGCAAAACTATCTAGACGCACGTAGGTTTGCCGACGCCGTGATAGCCGCGACTCCGCAGGAGCCTGAGCCAGTCTATGACCCGATACCCGGTGAAGCTGAAACTAGGCTTATTGAGCTATGCGAGCGTCTAATCTACCGCATGTCACTGCCTACCCATGATTATGCAGTACTAGATCTCGCTGCCATCAAGCGCGACATAGGAGTCAAATAATATGAGCACCACACCAAAACTAGATGAGCTGATAACATTCTACGAATGGGGCAAGAACGAACTTCTAGCATCAGCCTATCGCGAGATTCGCGACCACCTTCAGCGCTGGAGTCCTAAAGAGCCTACCCGCTACCCCAGCGAGGCTGAGACGCGGCTGATTGAGGCACTAGAGCGAGCCCAACAGCTATTGCAGACTCGTTGTTATAAAACGGCGTTGGAGCTAGTTGAGCTTACGCTGAAGTCGGTACCGCCTGAGAGTTAACCTATGAGCCGTTACAAACGCTGTCCCATTAGGCATAACAGGCAGTGGAAACGCTGCGCGAGGTTCTGGCGTCGGACGCAGGCACCTAACCACTATGCCTACATTGATGAATATAGAACGCATGTTTACTTGCCGCCTGTAGGTTGGAAACAGTACTTGCTAGGCCGAGTAGTGTGGCAAAACCCCGTTAGGTTTAGCAGATATGTTCAGCGTTGGTGGAGTCGCACTGCACTACTACAACTCGTTAGGCATAATGTGACGCTATTCGACGTTTAGAGCCCCTAGCTGCCCCGCTGTGCCACGATTACCCCTCAACCTATGCGATGGTATAGGCTGAGGGCTTTTTTGCGTTGTGGGGGTAGCCCTTTTTATCTCATTTTTGGCGTTATAGAGCCCCTTTTGTTCCACAGATCCTAATACTTTCAATGCCTTATCTTAGGGAACAACTAGGCACAAGATAGGCACAAGTGCCTCTACCCCTAGTATTATTAATACCTTATACCCTATTTTTATATATACTGTTCCTTTTTATAAATAATATAATCTAGGACTAAGAAGGGCTGTGGGAATACACCTCCCAGCCCCGCTAGCAGCAGATTGTCATTTAAAAGTTTTAGGTAAAAATCGTGTTCCCTTGAAGTGCCTGTTTTCAGGTACTTACAAGGTAGGCACATTGTGCCTAAGTCTAACTAGGCTGGTAAGCGCAAAACTCGCACTCTAGTCTCATTGATTCGTTTCTGTATGCCAAACCGTGTTTGAATAGCCTTCTTGGCTGTTGCATACTTAACGCCGTGCTGTTTTGCAAGTTCGGTGATTATTTCTCTTACCTCCACACTGCTTGGTAAAATCTCGTTTGATTTCTCAAGCATCCGAGATGCCTCGCGGGCCCTATACGCCTGCACAAAGTGCTCAGCTATATCGTCGTCAAAATCTTCTGGCGTCTTAGTCTCTATATACTCGCGCATCTCACGCCAAGCTTTCTCACTAGCGGTATAGTTCTTTTCAGCTAAGACTTTCATCTCAGCTAGGCATTGCATCTGCCACTCTTGAATCTTTTCCTTGCTCCACCCGTGATAGGCATACTCAATCGAATCAATTTCGAAGATCATAAAACGTCGATTGCCCGTTGAGTCTCTTAGTAACTGCTCAGCATTGGCGCTCGAAATAAAACTACATCTCGAAAGCCTCACTTTGGCGTCTTTATCGTAAGGCGCACGCACGCTGGTTGACGGCGCTGTAATTAAGTCCTTGAGGGTTGATGTTTCGACGCGGGCTGTCTTATCAAACTCGCTGATTTTCATAATGAGGCCACGATGCAAGCTGAGGTAAGTATCCTTATCCTCGCCCACCACGTTAAGAGGTATGCAAAACTGCCCAAGGCCATCACATAGCATACTAGTCCAAGTGTCTTTACCTATCCCCTGCCCACCTTGCAGAACTAGAATTCTGTTTTGAATCATCGGATCTTCCAGGCGCTTAAACACTAGCGCACACCACTCTTTAAGGAGCTCAGAAAATGATAATTCTGAAATACCAGCTTCGGGCTTTAGCTTCATTAAATAGGCCATCTCGCCGATCCGGTCGGTCCAGTCCCATTCGGGAATCTCTACAAGAAACTCAGCCGTTTTATTATCTTCATAACAGGCAAGATGCGGCTGTATATGCGATACATTGAACTTGCGCTCGTTTGTTTCGTTACGCACTAATGCCTCGGACTTAAGAATCTCAATTGCATTAATGCAGGGGTTCCAAAGCCCGCTAGCACGGTTCTTATACATTAGCTTTTCAGAGAATATGCATTTACGAGGCCCGTTAAATATATCTTCGAATAGGTTGTAGTAGTCTTCTCTAGTAGCCTTTTTGCCGCCCTCTTTCTTTTCTATCGCCGTGGATAGCTCAAATATCTTTAACGGGTCACCACCATACTTCTTGATCCAGTCTTCGACGTCTTCGCCGACTTCCTTTACAGGCGGATTAAATACCCGCAGCTCTTTTACCACTGAACCTAATGCTCTAGTCAGTATGCCGACGCGCTTGCGCCCAGCCTCATCGTTATCTATGCAGATGATTACCGTCTTGTTCTTTAAGTGTTCTGTGTATTGTGGTGCCCAAGATGTTGCGCCATTTGGTGCCGTAGTGGCGACTAAGCCCGCAGTAATTAGCGTCTCACAGTTGCCTTCACCCTCTGGCAGATAGACCACATCTGAAGCAAGAGTAGCCTGCAAGTTGTAAAGTGGCAGCGTAGCGCCAAGCATACCAGGCACGAACTGCGCGCCAGTATAGCGCTCAGTCCACATCTTTTTTTTCTCAGTATCTAAATTCTTTACCTTTACTTTACGCCCTACCACATTCCCGACAATATCCCTGTACTCGTAGTATGTTGTTTTAGTGTTCATCTGTGGAGCTTGCTTGTAGGTAGGAGTAAAGGATGTGGCTTGCTTAGTTGGCTTAAATGGCTCTATTAGCCCTATCTCTGCGCATTTATCCTTGATTGCTTTCCAGTCACAGCCACGAAAACACTTAAAAACTAAATCGTTGTTAGGCGAGAGCTTTATCCCTAAGCTAGGCTCTTTATCATCGTGGCAAGGACATAGGCACTTATAGCCGTCTTTATTCTTGCTAGCCTTACCCAAAGCGACGGCGATCCGCTCAACATCTAAAGATGAGTACATAATAAATCCACAATGTTAGTAGGTACTACTTAGACTGAGACTCTCTGCAAAGCATTGATATCTTGTAAATATCTTCGATACTCACGCCATATCTTTTACTAATGGGCGCGAAGTATTTTTGCGGGATGCCGCGCCTTTTCCAATTTTCCACCGTGAATGCTTGCACATTTAGAGAGGCTGCGAGTTGTGTCGAGTTGCCAGCAATCTCGAATAAATCTTTTATGTTCTTGGGCTTCATATTATCGACTTGTCAAAAGAGTGCTTTATGGTTGACATGTCACTATTAGCATGTAAATATCGGCGCTGTAAACAGTCTTTTTGGAGAGACACCAATGCTTGATATTTTTTTACTTTCTGGAGAACTTTCACCGCAGGAGCTACTAGGATTTGTCAATGCTCAAATAAGTCGTATGGAAAAGGCCATGAAAAATAGTGGCGCAAAGCTTGGAGAGTTTCACCACAAGTATTTGAGGACAAGCAGCACTATTGAAATTGAGTTTACTGACAAGAACGGCGAAACAAAACAATATAAAGTTGAAGGTAGAGAAGGATTATTGTCATATGGGGAATTGAAAGATATGAGATATAACCTTCAACTAAAAATAAAGAATAAAATCGGAATTTAAAGGAGAACTAACACCATGACTCAAATCAACATAGTAAAAACCAAAATGCGCGCCCCTCGAATCTGCTGCTACGGCCAGCACGGTATCGGCAAATCGAGTCTAGGCGCATCAGCACCGAGCCCGTTATTTATTGACCTAGAAGGCGGATTAGAAGCACTAGGAGTAGACGCAACAGAGCGCTGTAATTACTTTCAAGACGTGCTAGACGCTATTGACTACCTAACCAAAGAGCAGCACAGCTTCAAAACTGTTGTCATCGATACACTCGACTGGCTAGAAAAGCTTATCTACGCCGACGTGTGTGCGCAACTAGGGAAGAGCGATATAGCAGAGGTTGGCTTTGGTCGTGGTTATGTTGCTGCAGAGACACGCTGGGCTAAGCTATTTAAGGCGCTAGACGAACTGCGTGAAAGTAAGAACCTTATAACGATACTTAACTGCCACGCGCGTATCGTTGAGTTTAAAGATCCAGAGCGCGAGAACTACGATACGTACACGCTTGATTTGTATCAAGGTAAGAACGTCGACACCGTTAATATGGTCTGCGAGTGGGTCGATATCTTGGCATTCCTAAACTACAAAGTAATCGCCACCAAGGGTGACGGCATTGCAGACAAAGCTAAGGCCAAAGGAACTGGCCAGCGCTACATGTTCTTTAAGCAGAAGCCGAGCTTTCTAGCTAAGTGCCGTTACAGCGGCTTTCCTGATAGCCTCGAATTTGTTGAGGGCAGCGGTTGGGGAGCGATAGCAGGAGAGTTGAAGAAATTCAAGGCGGCGCAGAAGGACAAAGAGCCAGTCAAGGTAGCAGCACCAGCAGCCGGTAATTTAGTAGCAGTCAGAGAAGAAAGAGAAGTAAACAAACAAACGACAGTAATAGTAGGAGAATAAACACCATGGGAAACCTAGGAATAAACATCGACGACATCAAGCCACAAGATAACAATTACGAGCCAATTCCGCGCGGTGAATATGAGGTGTGGGCAACAGAGGCAGCCGTTAAGTTCACCAAGGCAGGCACAGGGCAGTATATCCGGCTCGTGTTTGAAGTACTTGAAGGACAATACACGCGCCGCAAGCTATTTCTAAATCTCAACATCAAGAACCCGAGCGCGCAGGCTCAAGAAATCGGGCTTGGTCAGCTATCAGCGCTCTGCAAGGCCATGGGCAAGTCTGGCATCGTTGACGATACAGAAGAGCTACTGAAT